TACTTAGAACTCTTCTTCTGTTTCGGAGATGCTTTCTCTACTTCTTCTTCAGCGTATGCTTTAGCAACATTCTCATAGAGAGCAACTACTTTGATTGCTTGGTCACGCAACTGTCCAATAGTAGTAAGTTCTTCACCTTTGAAACCGCCACGAGTGACTACGGTATCCACTACCGCAACACATGAACGTGCTACGCGGTTAGCGAGGTCGTTTAAATTCTTTTGATCTTCAGTCATGTTATGCTCCGTAAGTAGATGACTTTTCAAGTGCAATAAAGTATTGCGTGTTAGATGTTATAGATTTGAAATGTGAGATCAACTTGGTAGAGATTGACACCTCATAGTCTTCACCCATCAATTTCATGTTATTCACACCCATGATAAAGTTGAAGTCGGCACCTTCAGGGAATTGACCTTCAACTAACACGGAGAATGAGTTAGACGTGGAATCATCGGTATCAACTACCGTAATTTCAATCGCACTTCCATTGGGACGAATAGAGATGTTCTCGTAACCCAACGCAGAAGACGCACGTTTGATCTTACTTAGGGTTTCGTTAGTGAGTAAAAATTTGACTTCACACTCTGGCATGACAATGTCTTTCTTGGGTGCAGAAAGCATCTCAGGGTCAGAGTAAAAGTATTTCACAGATGATAGACCACTACCGTCCGACACAGTACAGAAGTTCTCACCAAAAGTGATTGATGGACGATCCACCAAAGACAACACAGACAAGAACTCAGAGAGGTCATAAATACCGAACGTATTCGGGAAACTCTCGTCAATCTCAGCACGAGATACGATGTTCTTTGCGATAGACATAGTCTTCAAGACGTTACCGCCATTGACTACAATATTTGGATTGATAGTCGAGAAGTTACGCAGTATCTCGACCGTGCGACTAGATAGTTCCATTGTTTCTTTCCTCAGTTAATATGGTGACCATTATATAACATTTGTGACCGTCTGTCAAGTACTTTCTCGCATTCTACTGAAATTCTTGTCCTTGACAAACGACAACTTGCGTTCGAAGTGAGCATCTTCCAGTTCAGTCTTGTGAGAAATAACAAAGACATTAGTGTCTTCTTTCAACGTGTCAATAATCTTCATAAGGTTATCAACACCTTCACCGTCCAACGAAGAGTCGAACGTTTCATCTAGTATCAACAGATTAGTAGATACCGAATTCTTCATCTTGGCAATCTGTCGCCAAGTAAATAACAGGGACAAATCAATACGTTGTTTCTCACCTTCGGAGAAAGAGTCGTACGAGAACGTGTCACGATAGCGTGACCGGATGGTCTCACTAAAACTATCGTCCAACTCAAAGTGGACAAAGAAATCTAGAATCTGCAAGTACTTGTTGGTCAACTCATTGATGACCGGAACATACTGTCGAATGATTTTAGTCTTGATTCCGGTGTCTCGTAGTAACTCACTTGCAATACGGTTGTAAGATGACTTTTCATTCAGAATAAACTTAGAGTCAGTCAGATCATGTAACTCAGAGTCTAGTTGTGTGAGGTCAGAATTCGCCTGACCCATATCACCATCACTATCAGTCATGTCTTGCAAGTCTTGTTGAATCTTAGTGATTGATCTTTGCAAACGACCGATAGTCTGATTGTTATTATTCAAAGTGTTCTGGTCCGCAAGACAGGATGACATCTGTTCCTCTAGGGTCGTGATCTCCGTCTGGTACTGTTTCTGTTGTGCTTCCGCCTTATCCATCGCAGACTTTAGTTCTTTCGCTTTATCAGTCGCAGCATCTTTCTTACTTTTTCGAAGTTCATCCCCGATGTCTTGGTCGCAAGTGGGACAGTGTTCATTATCGTCAAAGAACTTTGCCTCTTTGACCACGGTCTTTACTTGTGACTTGAACTGTGCGTAATACTCATCCAGTTTACTTTTATTTGCACGAACGTTGTTTAGACTATCTGTGATGGTAGGCATCAAATTATTGACGGTCTCAGAAAGAGTGACATTTGTCTCGTTCAGGTCCGCGATCTCAGATTGGAGTTCTGAAATCTCACCCTCTTTATCTTTACGATGTTGAGTATTGATTGCGGTCAAATCACGAATGTATTTTTTCTGTGAGTTTATCTTGGTCTTGACCATCTCAATAGAATGGTTGTTGTTCTCTAGCTCGCCTTTGAGGAGAGAGATTTTCTCCTTGAGTATCACATTCATTTTGGAAAATATGTTAATATCAAGAAGGTCTTCTATCACGTCACGCCGAGAGGTTGAGTTGAGTTGCATGAACGGGACAAAAGATGACGAGCCGAGAACAACAATTTGGTGGAAACTCTTGTGAGACATCTGTAGGACGTTCTTCTCAAGAATCTCTTGATATTCTCTTGCGTGTGAACTCTGGTCGATCATAGTACCATCTTACCAGATTTCAAACTTAGCGGGTTTGATTCCCCGCACTACACGATACTGTATACCATTTACAGCAAAGGTAACTTCAGTGACACACCCCTTATTATTGATCGTGTTGACCAACTGGTTCTTAGTAATCTTACGGTGTGCCTTACCAAACAATGCGAACGATAGTGCATCGAGCATTGTAGACTTACCAGCACCGTTCTCACCAACAATCAAGTTAGTGGAACTGTCTAGGAAGTTTATTTCATTATAATAATCACCCGTCGAAAGAAAGTTCTTCCAACGGAGGGTCTCAAACTTTATCATGCAATTTCTACGCTCTGCGCCTCAATCATTAGTTCAGATACTACGCCGGTGATTCTTCCCTTATCCAAATCAGTCTCGACTTCTTGTATGTAATTATATATTAAAGTTTCCGTGTCGTCAACCCTTAAATCCTCATCTGAGACATTTTCACCACGAAACTCTTTGAAGTCTTCAGCAATCTTCAACTCATATATTTTCTGACGTTGGATTCTCTCAACATATCTCTCAAACTTCTGCATATCTGAACGATTGGACACAATCAATTTGACGAACTTACCGTCTAGATATGAGAGGTCCTCGAAGAAATTGATGGTGTTCTCATCATAGTAAATCTTATGGAACAGGGTGACTGTGTTTTGAACAGGAGTCAACTCACGGGTCTCCGTGTCATAGATGTGAAAGAACTTTCTATCATGTGCATCGTTCCAGAAGAATTCCATCTGTGCGCCAAGATAGTGTATGTTACCTTTACTCGACTTGGTATGGAAGTGTCCGGACAACACAGTTTCAAAACGATTCAGTGGTTTGGGGTCCATACCCTCTTTACATACCAGACCTTTATCCATCTCAAACCCTGCGAGTTCGAAGTGACCACCAATGACATCTGCACCACAATTCTCTAGGAACTTCAAACACTCTTTCTCATTCTCAGGGCATATCCAAGGAACAAGACCAAACTTGACACCGCCATAATCACGAACGATAGGGTCCATGAGGATGTCCACCTCATTGATGTAGTGACCCATCAACTCCTTGAGAGAGTTCAACTCGATGGTGTTTTTGAAATAAACGTCGTGGTTGCCGGGGATGATATCCATGTGAATATTATACTCACGGAGTTTATCCAAGAATATCTGGCGGTTGTGGTTCAACGCTTTGAGATTGATAGTCTTACGGTTATCATAGTAGTCACCCAGATGTAGAATCTGAGTAATGCCATTTTGTTTCAAATAAGGAAAGAACACCTCACCGTAGAAGCGTTCTTGGTAATCCATAAAGATATCCGAAGAATTACGACACCCACAATGTGTATCGTTTAGGATGGCAATCTTCATTAATTATAATCCTCAATGCGAATGTATTCGTTCTCACTAAAGTGATATCCCATTGATTTCATAAACCCTTCAAACACTTCAAGTAAATCATCACGCGATAAATCTTTTTGCATTACATCAATCGTAACGCGAGTGTTCACGGATGTCGGGTGTTCGTATGGGTTACAGATTAATTGTATGTAAGGTTTGTCCGAGGACGTGTTCGAATATTCCATAACTGACTCAACTCAATTTATATGACGACTATTATACTACAATAAAAGGGGTCTGTCAAGTCATTATTCTATAAAGTCCGATAGGTCTGAGTCTACATTCACCGCACGTCGTTTACGTTTCTTCTCTTCTTTGACGTACTCTTTGAATTCGCTGTCTGCACTTTTTACGACATCAATTCTCTGTCTAAGTGTATCAACGAAGGGGGAAGTTTGTTGTTGAAACATTCCGTCATCATCATCACCCAAGAACTCGCTGATATCTGCCTCAGCGATATACTTCATCTTGATGTCTTGTTGTTTCTTTTCTTTTTGAATACGACGAAGGAATGCGTACCATGATATCTGTGTGAAATATGCGAATGCATTTGGTTTACCAGAACGAGTGGCCGCTTCAATATCATAGTTCTCAATCGCTTTGAGGCAGTTCTCCACTGCGTCCATGACCATCTCTTCACGATAGGTGTAACGAACAAAGTTTGCCTTGTGAGAGAGACCCTCTGCGATCTTCAGAAAACAGGAGGCGATGTAGTTAGTTACTACCGGATGAGGTTCTCCATCGTTTTTAGATTCCTGTACTGAGGTACAGTATTCGACGACTGCGTTTGAGAAGTCTTTGTTACTTACGTAATGCGGTTTTTCTTTAGGTTTCATAATGTATACCACTCATTTGATTTAGTACGTATTATACCAAAATATTACTGGTCTGTCAATTGGTTACTATCAACTACTCTTTTTCTTAGGTCACTAGATGAGAATCTGTGAGACCTTTCATTGAAGTATAACTGTATGCCGCGTTTACGGCAAATATCTTTTCCTGTGAAATCTAAATCTCGATACTCCTCACCCATGATACGCAAGTCTATTTGGTACATAGAAAGAATATCTTCTAGGTCTTGTTCAGTAACATAGGGAATGATTTCGTCGACATACCCTACAGAGTTCAACTGGGTGTATCTTTCAACAATGGATTGTACTGGGGGATTTTTATAGTCACGATCAAGAGAAGGGTCTACTTGTAGTCCGCAAATAAGATAGTCGCAGTGTGCTTTTGCGTCTCGTAACATAGAGACATGACCCGCATGAAGAAGGTCGAATGACGAACAAGTGAATCCTACTATCATAGTTTACTGTGTTCTTCACGTAACAAGGATTCTGCCTCTTTTACACTGACATCTAAATTATAGTGTAACGAAATATATTTTGCATACCGTTCAAAGTCCAATGACTTACCAAGGACCTCTCGAACTTTAATCTGTACAGCGTACCCCTCGACCTCAGATCGTAATCGATATGATTTATTGAACTGGTACCATATAGGGTGTGTGCAGAAAGTTCGCCAAAATTGACGCACATGAACTTTCTCATGTTCTATGAGTGCTTGATTATTTTTATGCGCTGGACGAACAAAGATGATAAACGCAAACACAAAAGCAGCGAATCTCTTTGGTATAAAGGTACTAAGTGGGATAATTATATAAGGATACATTTTTTTATCACTTGCTATTGACAAGTCCTATTTTATAGTGTATAATCTATTCTGTCGCCACAGGGGTGAATATACCCCTAATTCATTAGCATTCCATCAACATCTGAGTCCATTTCTTCTTCAGACGAATCACTGGACTCTTTTTTCATCTCATCTAACCAATCATCTAAGGTATGAGGTGGTTCATCAAAGTCATCATCTAACTCAGCATAATTCTCTTCTAGGTAAAGAGCCATTTCCTTTAGAGCAGTCTGATACTGTTCGACCATCTCTTTTGAAGGAATCGCAAGAGACATAATCTTATCGGTAAAAATAAGAATACAATTTAGAGGTGTGTCTTGGTACACCATATACGTTTTGAACGTAAAGAATTTTTCTCCCGACTTCAATGTGTTCTGCATCAAACTCATCGCATTGTTTACTACTATAGATTCGGGGGACTCATCTAACACGTCACAAATAAGTTCCTCACCCGTTACTAATTTCAAATGTCTAACCGAAGAACTCATTGTCATCCTTTTCTACTCTTATGGGTTTTAGATCGATAGGGTAAATCTTATATTTAAACCCTTCTTTAGTATATATCTTGATTCTTTCTGCACTATGTTTCAAAGTAAAATTCTTATGAGACTTAACATGGAGATCGTCAGCGATATCAATAAGCTTAGTAGTCCTACCATCGTCAGACTGACGAAGACCCCTGCCAATCGATTGGAGTACCTTAACTTGGGACTTGGATGGAGTCGCGAATACAATATTATGCAAGTTGCGGATGTTGATGCCAGTGCTGAAAGTGCC